AGCCAGAGACTACTGCAAGAAAGATGGTGACTGGTCTGAAGCGGGTGTTGAGCCTATGTCTCAGCAGCAAAAGGGTGAAAAGGGCAAGCAGTCTATTCAAGAGCGTTGGGCTCTTGCTTTAGCCGGCAAGTTCGATGAACTCCCTCCCGAACAGATCCGCGTATACGAGTATGTGCATCGCCAGCATCAGATTAAGGCTGATTTGCCTGAACTGCAGAACTATTGGATCTGTGGTCCTTCTGGTGTTGGTAAATCTCGTTATGTCCGCGAGCATTTCCCTGGTTTCTATGACAAGCGCATTAACAAATGGTGGGATGGTTATAACCATGAAGAGATTGTGCTTATCGATGATATCGACCCCACTCATGCTTTTATCGCTTATGATCTAAAGCGTTGGGCTGATCATTATGCCTTTCCTTGCGAAGTCAAGAATGGGCATTTACCATCAGTTCGACCTAAGGTCATTGTGGTTACTTCGCAGTTCCGATTGACTCAAGTCTTTCCCGACTGCGAAAGCGCTGCTGCGATTAAAAGGCGCTTTACTGAAGTGATTTGGGATTACCGCGATAAGTGCTTTGTGACTGATAGCGGACCCTTTGCTGTTTCCTTTAAGCCGCCTGCACAGTTGGCTTTTCCTTCTCTAGATATGGATGTTGTTGAGTCTGTTGTTGAGGAACCCGCTTTGCCTGAACAGGCGCCTAATGCGCCTTCCCTTATGGACACTGATTTGGATTACGACACTCTAATGGATCTACTAGAAGAAAGAGGCGCTTTTGAAGACCCTAACTTGTATTTTAACTTATAAGTCTGTGTAATGATAATCAAGTCTATATTGCATAGAAACAAAACTATAACCATTTTGTATTTCTGTATTATCCGCAGGGATACATGCAATAACCAAGAAGACCGCTTTATTCGTACAAGTCGCATTAGTAGCTGCACCGTCTTCCCAAGTAATTTGGCTTGGGATGTACTTAGTTATATCCCAGGTTTTCTTCGCATACGACTTAAAGTCGTTATTAGTCCAACCAGCATGCTGAGCACTATAAGCGCCTGTTCCATCCGCTTTAGTGCCACTCGAATAATCGGCCCTTCCTATCTTCCAGGTCTTCTGCGCTTTAATCGTAAGCGCTTCCGTATTGATTGGTTGTACCAAATCGGTCAAAGTACCTGTAAGTCCCAAGTTAGCGTTCACTCCGTAGTTAAAAGCAGCAGCCTGCCACGTAGAAACACAATCCGCTTTGGTGTTGCCTACACCAGTCTTTAATGTGCATATCCAGGCCTTAATAATCATAGGCCTAGGGAAATCCGAATACGGGGCAGAAGTACTATACGATCTGGGGGTAAAGAGAAGCCTTACAATCACCTTATTTGTGGTGATCTTATTGCCGATCCGCGTACCATTGACAATACCCTGGTTAATAACCAGGGACCCATTGGTTGGAGTAAGCGGAAGCACCCCAGACGATGACCAATTCGTATCATCCGACCCATAAAGGACAAGGCCGGCACCGTAGGTACACTGCTTCCTTTCAATCGAACGTCGCAATGAGCGTCTAAGTGTTCGCCTTGCTCGCGAACCTTTACCACGACGACGATTAGAACGGACTCTTCTAGTAGCTCGTAGAGGAGCACGGCGCTTACGACGAGTACGACGAACCCGTGCCATTGCATTAATTATGATAGGACTTCCCTTTAGAGTTGACACTGACACACTAGGGGGGTGGGTAATACTGGAGCCACCCCCCCCCGTGTGTCCAAGAACATGCAAAAATTTTTCCGTGGTATAAGCTTACAGAGTATAGGCTTAAGGCGGCAAGAACTTATTAGAGCATGTTCTATATTCATGTTACTTAGACCCTAGCACCCACGGCCTACGGCCGAACAGTCTGCCCTAAGTTTGGCTAGCCCTAACTCACGGCCTTCGGCCGAGGCGCTTCGCGCGTCTGCCCTAAGTTTGGCTAGCCCTAAGAACATTCTAAGTCTATTAACCTAATTTAGCGCTTTAGGCTAACTGTCGCGCAGTAGAGAAATGGAGGTAGTTGTCTCTCCTTACGGTAAATTAGCTATGACTACTTAATACAATTGAATCCTCTTGAAATGTCTCGTTCCCCTCGTTCCCGCACATGGTGCTTCACTCTAAACAACCCGGCAATGCCGGCGGTGGGCTTTACATCGGTGTCTCCACCCACCTTGAGATATGTGATAATTGGGAATGAGGTTGGTGCTTCTGGTACACCACATTTGCAAGGCTATGTCGTTTTCCACAATGCTGTTACCATGGCTTCTGTAGTAGCTCTTTATCCTGGCGCTCATTGCGAAATCCGTAAAGGATCCCATGAGCAAGCCAGAGACTACTGCAAGAAAGATGGTGACTGGTCTGAAGCGGGTGTTGAGCCTATGTCTCAGCAGCAAAAGGGTGAAAAGGGCAAGCAGTCTATTCAAGAGCGTTGGGCTCTTGCTTTA